TTCTTGGGGTGCGTCGGGAGAAGGGGGGGGTATATAAAAATAAAAAAATAATAATAATAAAAATAAACCCCCTTGACAATATTATCGTTAAATGCCAAGGGGTTAAGTATTTACTCCATACTTAGGGTAGGGCTACCCCAGCTTACGTTTTTATCTTCGATAACTCTAATATCTTTAACGTCCTCATAGTCGTTATAGATATAGATAGTCTTTTCATAGCTATCAAAATCTTCCATGTAATGCGTAGTCCCTTTACCTTCGCACTCTATACAGCGTGTACGCCTTTTAGAGGGGTTATTGTTTGTCGTATACCCCTCGCCATTGCACCATTTGCACCATGTTGTTATGTGATACCATCTATCAGTCATAATGTAACTCGACATTTATAGACCATGATCCATGCCAATTATCAGCGTCATCGCCTAATTCTTTCGCTATAATTTCCGATATAGTTAACATATCCCAACTATCAAAGTGCTTATCGTAAGGATTATTTGTTAACTCTAATTTTTTTACAGGCTTAACCATAAGATTCCCTTTCATATAATTTTAGTAATTAAAATAATAACTAATCCAGCAATCCATATTAGCTCCATAAGTTTACCTCCCTTTTAATGTGTTATCCAATCAATAGGTTTCTTAGCTGTCCAACATAAGGCGCAGTCACCACATGATTTAACGTGTCCCGTTTGTTCTGGGCAAGTAATGCTGTTATAAGTTTTAGTAGAATTAGCGGAGTTATCAAAGTAAGGACTGTCAGAAAACCGAATATTAAAATCCTCATCCCTCATACTCCATATAGCACCGCCAATATCAGACACCACAATATGATGTGTATATCCGTATATTTTTAAATTATCATATTTAGTAAATAACCTATACCATGCTTCGACATACTCAACGCTAAAGAACTCACCAAGAACGTGTAGTCTAACAACAAATCCCGTGCGCCTATGCTTATAGGATAGAACCGCAACCTCCTCTTCTATACGTTGTATGAATAACTCAGGATCTGGCAGAGGGTCTATCCTATGGGCAAAGGGCATGTGATTACCGTAACATATCTCCCATTGCTCACAGTATGAAGGGCATGTGCGCCGTTCTGGTAGGGTAACGGTATATATAGGCATACCACGCCACCGCCCCTTATTTACTTTGCGCCCTAATTTACTGTTGCGACTGCGCTTTATTATTTCATAGGGGTATGTTCTAACATCGAAAACATTATTTATAAATTTAGTATCTGTTAACATATTGATCGCTCCATCAATAAAGAGGTGAGGTGCTACGTACTCAATAGCACCCCACCGGATTAAGTTAAGATAATAAGAGGACTAAGCAAATTAATCCAATAGAAACAACATAACAAAGCTTTACAATATCCTCAGTTGTCATGCTGCTACAAGCTCCCGATAGCTATCACTGTTAAGAATATTCTGAACGGTATGTTGCCGCCGCAATGTTGTATATTCTTGGTGATCATTCGACGTATTCTTACTCGAAAAGAATGCGCTTGTACCGCTAGAATAGGCCGTAAATGCGCTAGTTAAAGCCCATACGTTATTACCTCGCGTTTTACGCTCCTCGTCATACTGATCAAGCATGCTAGATGTTTTACGATCCATACCCTTAAAGCATGCTTCTATAAAAGCTCTACCCCTTTCCGCATCTAAGGTTTTCTGGGATTGCTCTTTCATATCTACAGTGAACCTAGCGTAGTTAAGAAATAAATTTCTTATAGAACTAGACATATTGCCAAGCATTAAGTTTTTAGTATGACGCTTGCTTAGTACGTCAAAAGATCCAAGCACCATACCATTAAGACAAAAGAAATCTATGTTGCCACCATAAACTCTAACGGGGGTTTTACCATCGAATGAATTAAGAATAATAATCCTTAAAGCATTGGATGTAGTGTGGCCGTTATTGGTAACATTTTCAAATGAGGAATTATTAAACACCATATCACGCATAGATATAGCACCATCGTAGCTTGATTTATCCGTTATGGTTACATTCCTAAGTAAGTTGTCATGGTCTTCAGGAACATCAATTTCAGTATCCATATCAGAGTCAAATGCTGAAACTATAGAAGCTCTCACATACTCGAATAGATCATTATTTTCTACGACCTGATAACGGTCAGTGTGAGCACCTAAAAATGTACACTCTTTACCGGATTTAAATAAACCCATTAAAGGGGTAGGCTTGGTGGATGGTATACCCCATCTATTGTCCTGATATTCACTCGTTAACTTATGGCGATTAACCCTGAAGTTTAACGGGCTATCCTGTAATAGGAACTCGTTAGTGTAATTAAGATTGCAGTTTTCTACAGTAAAGTTATTAGACATAGTATTAAAACCCCTTTCAATTGCTAGGTTTTAGGTTACGGGATATACATATTGGGTAGTTGATATAACCGTTGATAAACGAATTTATATCATTAAGCGATAAATCCCTGATATCGCTCTCACCACTAGCAGTCAGGACAAAATCCTTATCAACCTGTTTGATTGCATCATAAGTTTTATAATCAACAGGCATTAAGGGTTGTTCGCCTTCCCGCCGTTCACACTCACGCTCTAACGCAAGCATAAATTCTCTAGTATTAAGGAATGAATAATCAATCATTTTTTGATACCCTCTCCTCGTAGATCTTAAGCAGATCTTGCTTAGTATCGCCAACGTCAGTAATAACCCAACGCCTTGGGAAGCGGGACGCATCCTTGGCAGTCTTAAAAGTAATAATACCAAGGTCTACATCGCTAAAATATTCCCACCTTAGCCATTTACCGTCCGACTTACGCTTGCTAATCTCGCTACGATTAACGTGCTTACGCTTGGGTTGCCTATCACTCATTGTCAAATACTCCATCCTGAATAGTTATAGGTGCATCACTATCCATAAATATAGATATATCATTGGTAAGGATGTCACAACCATTGTTACCGCATATAATATTAAAGACAGTATAAGACTCTCCCGTCCTATCATTAATACCTGTACGCTTGGTAATCTTAAGGGATGTTGCAGAGTGGATACTAAGGTTAGCGGTGGTTCCGCTGGTATAGGATGTTGTGGTCATTGGTTTTCACCATAAGGGCTTACTAAATAAAACACTTACGACGCTGAAGCCCTAACGCCTTAAGGGGCTATATAACCGAAATACAGCCAATTCGCACCCTACCAGCCTCGAATTCGAATTGCCAGCCCCTGCGACGATGTGTCGCACCTTCCCCCAGACATACCTTCCCCTAAAAGTCAAGTATATTATTTATTATTTGCGCGAGATTATTTTGGTGCGTCGGCGTTAGCTTCCATACACGCCCGTATATGCGCGAGGCTCTCAAAAAAAACTAGATTTCTGGTTTTGAATGTGCCATACTTAAGGGGCCGGATGGTCCGGCGTCCTATACATAAGGGGTTCACATGAAACCAGTATTCTATAGGTTAATCCATCTCAGACATAGGAGCATTAAGATGGAAAATTCTAATACACCAAAGACGAATAAGCTGCATTTAAACGCCGAAACAGGAATTTTAATTCCTGAGACGTTTATCCCCGTCAACACGGTGACTGAGAAACTCACCGTCATGATCACAAAGGGGACCATAGAGGGATGCCAGCTGGTAGTTAAGACGCCAAAGGGTCCGAAAGAAGGCACTAAGCTTCCGATGGCCGACACAGTCTGCAGCCGTGGGTCAGTTTACTTTAAGATTACAGCTGATACAGCGGCCAAGCTTGAAGAAATGAACGTACTTAGTCTGGAACCAGCCGATAAGGCAAAGACACCAAAACAGACCTACGAATTCAAGCTGATAAAAAAGGCCAGCTAACCCTCGCGTAACACAGAAAACTTCCCCTGTCAAATTGATTTTTGATGGGGGATTTTTTTGCGAGATTTTTTTGAGGGCGTCGGCGTTAGCCGAAGGAAAGGGGGAAATAAAAAAGAAAGGAGGGCCGAAGCCCCCCAATCTCCGCATGAAACTATAGTTCTGCGTTAAGGTATAAAAAACTAGCGATTATAGATGCAAAGCCCATCGCGCTCATAAGTATTACTAATACTACAGACCATCCTAGTATGATAGGACTAATGATCATAAAAGCACCACTAAGCATTCCAATAGTACATATTAATATTGTAAGCATGACATTCTCCAAAGTAGTGGGAGGAGCCGAAGCTCCCCCCGTGGTTTTACTTAACCTCAACACCCAAAGCATTACAGACTAATCTGTAAGCCTGTTCAGAAGATTTATTAGCTGCTTCCAATCTTCCACATGCTCTCATTACCATCATGAACTCTAAATGGAATTTGATATCTTGGAGTACTTGATCTTCTACTGCTATCTCACAAGCACTAACCCAGCGAGGTTCTTGTAGTTCTGTTACTGTATTCATGCTATTGCCCTCCTTGGGCAAGTTAGTTAATGTTTTGTTCTTTCACCGAGTGGATCGTGTTTTGCACTGGGCTTGGGGATTTGTGTTCCCCGTGAACAACTATATTAAAGCAAGGAATCCCTTGGAAGTCAAGGAAAAGAGTTAATTAAATCAATGCTTTATATTGTGGGGGAAAAAAATAAGGGGGTTGTCTTTTTTTTATATATGGACCCCCGAATAAATTTCAAAATTTTAGGTCTTGCATTTACCAAACCTTTCATGTATATTCAGTATAATCCCTCTGGAAGAGCAGTTCTACTAACAAATAAGCAGATCAACTAGCAACTAAGCAGTTGTACTCCTTTACTTTTACTTATATACTTAACATCTTCTAACAACTGTTAACAACTGTTAGGAGAGGAAGTTCATACAATTAATAATTTATATAAAACAAAAGATAAGCATGTCTTATATGGAGATATGTCTGATGAGTCTTTAAAGGAGCTTATCAAAGATGTTGCGTCTACTAGGAAGCAAGCTTCGGCTGGTAAGGATCTCCAAGAGATGCGGGGTGAATACCGCAGACGGTGTGCTGTTAGGTTTGCACGGAGAAAAAAAAGAGCATATACTAAAGATGTACCCATGCTAGAAAACCCTGTAGAAGCTACTAGATTTAAAAAACCAAAATTTGTAACAGGTATGGCTCCTCGACAGGAAAAGTTTTGCATGGAGTACATGGCTACTGGTGACGCAGTAACAGCGTACCAAGCGGCTAACTACAAGTTAGGGAAGGACAAGACGGATACGATGCGTCGTGCGTATGCCATGTTGAACAACCCTAAGATAAAACAGCGTATAGATGATATAAGACAAGAGGCTATAAAACACATGGCTTGGAACGCAGATAAGGTACTTGACAGGCTTAATGAGATATATGATCATTCTTTACAGAATGGTGACTACACTAACGCTAACCGTTCAGTTGAGTCTGTAGCAAAACATCTTGGTATGTTTGTCGATAGGTCTGAACAGAAAATAAAGATGGGTCACTTTGAAAGTGGTGATGATCCGCTTAGTATTGAAAAGGACATTGAGAACTTAGCACAGATTGCTGGTCTTAAGCTTGTGTCTGATAATAGTAAGCAGGATGATAAGGATATAGATACGGATGAAGCGTCCTCTAACGTGGCCTGAGTTTTCTGCTTTTATAGAAAGAGATAATGATTTTGATGAGAGTTTTTCTGCTACACAAGTAGAAAATACTTATACTCCTGAGTTACATGCGTGTGGTACTAAAGGGATGGAGCAATTTCGAGATAGGATTAATTTTATTATAGATATGCTGCATGATCAGATATGTCTACATCCTTCTATAGGGAACCCTGATGCAGACTTTGATCATATACGTGGACAAACAGCTACTGCTGCACAAGATCTTTTTCAGTTAGCTTTTATGGTATGGGAGATGCAGCAGAACCGTCCTAAAGATTTAAACTAAGATGTCTTCTGCAAATCAATTAGATGCTCTCAAAGAGATAAGAGGAGAGTTAATAGAGCGCATTATAGGAAATTCGAATAATGATTTCCTTACATTTATAAGAGCTATGGCCCCTACCCTCATTGCTGACTTTAAGATGGGGCGGCATATTGAAATAATAGCAACTAAGCTACAACAGCTAGAAGAAGGAACGTGTAAAAGACTTATGGTCTTCCTACCCCCACGTTCCAGTAAATCAGTAATATGTTCAAAGTTATTTCCTGCTTGGTATATAGGGAGACATCCTAACCATGAAATACTATCGGTATCCCATAGTGATCAGCTTGCTAGTGATTTTGGTCGCTCTGTTAGAGATGTGGTTAAGTCTAACCTTTTTGAGATAATCTTTCCTGAAGTAAGACTACGAAGTGATGTACGCTCTGCGGGTAAGTGGCAGACAAATCAGAATGGTGTCTATGTAGCAGCGGGAGTACACACACAGATAGCGGGGCGGGGTGCGAACATTGCTATCCTTGATGATGTTATGTCTGAAGAGGATGCGTTTAGTGAAGCGGGAAGACGCTACATAAAGGAGTGGTATCCTGCGGGTCTACGAACACGGATCATGCCGAATGGTTCTATTGTAATTATTAATACTCGCTACCATGAAGATGATCTATGCGGATGGTTACTAAGTGCTGCAGCTAAAGCTGATGATCCCAACTATATACCGTGGGATGTTATTAAGATCCCCGCATGGCTTGACGATGAAGCAGCCAAGCTTCTTAACTTACCTGTGGGGTCTTCTTACTTTCCTGAGTGGAAACCTGATAGCGTACTCAAGAGTGATGAGTATGAAATAAAATTACACAACGGTAACAGGTATTGGGATAGTCTGTATATGCAGGAACCTACTCCCGATACAGGAGGGATTATAAAAACAGAGTGGTTTGAAAGTTGGTTAGAAGAAGATCCCCCAGACTGTGATTTTATTATACAAACTTATGACACAGCTTTCTCTGTAAAGTCTACGGCTGACTACTCTGTAATACAGACATGGGGTATCTTTGAAAATTATGAACAGGATGAAAGTGGGCGTGAACATTTTTCTCCTAATCTTATATTATTAGGAAATATACGGCAGAGATTTGAGTACCCCGAATTACGTATGGTAGCACAGGAAGAATTTGATAAACATAATCCTGATATGGTGGTGGTAGAGAAGAAAGCCAGTGGGCAGTCTTTGATACAAGATATGCGTCGTGCAGGTCTTCCTGTGTTGGAATACACCCCAGATCGTGATAAAGTAAGTAGAGCTACGGCAGCAACGCCTTTTTTAGAAGCAGGACGTATTTGGTTGCCTACAATGAAAGAATGGGCCAATGACCTTATCTACGAAGCTTCAAGATTTCCCTATGGGAAACATGATGACCAAGTAGATGCTATGGTAATGGCTATTCTATATATGCGTGATTCTTGGAAAGTTACACACCCTGATGACCCTAACTACCAAGATGACGACGAGGGAACCTACTCCCCACCTAGAAAAGGTTATTGGAGAATCTAACAATGGCACGAATGACTCAAGATGCTTTACATCCAGCAGAGATGAAAGGCAAACCCCACCAATCACAAAAAGCAATTAAAGCTTCACGTAAAAAAAAGATGGACGAGGACTTTAAAACTAAGCAAAAAGAATTTACTGATGAACGTAAAAGAATATCCGTTAAGAAAGCTCCTAAGAAAAAATCTGTTGCAGCTTCAGTAAGACAAGCAAAACCTAAAACTACAGTACGCAACATTAAAGCAAGTGATGCTGATAAAGAACGGTCTGCCCGTATGGTAGGTAAAAAAGCTGAGAAGGCTAGAACCAAGAATAATCCTAAAACAGCCGCTAAAGCAAAAGCAGCTAAAGCTCAAATAAAAAAACGTATGTCAATACCTGCTGTTAATCTTTTACCCGGTGGTATGCCTCTTTCATTATTAGGGGCTACTGCTGGTGGTGAATTAAAAATGAGACATGGTGGTCCTGTAAAAAAAGATCAGGGTTACAATGCTCGTCTTGATGAGTCGATGGGCGCACGTAACAAAACCAAGAAACAACAGTCCCTTAAGTCTCGTCGTAACGAAAGTGAAGCGATGGAGAAAAAAGGTGGGCGGCGTAAATTCGCTGCTGTAAAAACAATGGACAAAGGTAGTCGTAAGAAAAAGCCTCGCGGTGTAGGTGCTGCGCTTAGAGGTTGGGGGAAAGCACATCATGGCTGATACTGTAAGAGTAACTAAACTAGGACGAGGACGTAGAGGTGGACGTAGAGGAAGAAATACTTTACGAAATATCGGTGCTAGTGATGTGGATAAAGAACGTACAGCCCGTATAGCTGCTAAGAAAGCTGAGAAGGCTAGAGCCAAGAATGATCCTAACAAAAAACCACGAAAAACTCCTGCTCAACGTCGTAGAGCAGCGATGGATGAAAAGGGGAGACAGATTAAAAGAACAACTACTACAACTCCCCGTTTGCAACAAACATTAGCTGGTGCTGGTGCGGCTGCAGGAATGTTAGGTGGTCCTCTTGCTAAAGTAGTTGGGGCAGGGGGTA